TCTATCTCAATTGCTTTAGCTACTTCAGGATACTTTCTATAATCTAATAATTCATGGGCCCGAGTGTGAGCTGAAGACTCTTCATACCCCGCTCTGATAGCACATTCTTTCGCAGTCAGTTCTCCATATCCCGAAACATAAATATCAATAAACTTTTGCTGCTTTGGAGTTATCTTTGTTAAATATTTTTTACCAGTATTGTCAGGTGGATTTTTCATTTTAGTAATAACCTTATTTTAGTTGAGCAACCAGTTTTTCTAATGGTTTGAATTATTCCTTCTTTTTCTAATCTGTCTATTGCTTCTGCTTTTCTCTGTCTACTAATCCCCCACTTCAAATCAAATTGTTGTTTGGGCAATGTATAATATTTATCACCATCAAAATTCTTTTTGAATTTTATATAATTATAAATAGATATGCCAACTGCTCCCGCAGCTTTCTTTACGATGATAGAGGATTTGTAAAAGTAATCTTGGATAAACCAATTCTCTTCAGGAATCTTTTTAGGTATAGTCATATGGGTATATATAGAGTTAAGTAAATACTAATTAAAAGCACCCAGTTGTAATTATAACGGACACAACTGTATGCTAATTAGGACACTATAAATTAAGTGTCCGTATTCTTAACACCTCCTTTAACTGTTAATAATTTTTGATAAAGCTGATTCCACATTTCACCATGCTCATCTTTTTGTTTATAAGAATCTCTGATCACTTCTATATCAACTGGAATTTCAGAACCGATAACTTCTTGTGCAGCGGAACTCATAATTTGTTTTACTGCTCTCATATTAGTTGCACAATTTTTTCTATCCATGTGAATTAAAACTGCGTCATGAACAATCATAGAAATTTCAAAACCCACTTCATCAAGTTCAATCATTGCTCTTCTCATAATTTCAGAACCATGAGATTGAATGGGCCAGTTGCCGAGTGATCTTGGGTTAGCCATTTCTCTATCAGACAGCCAATACTTCCAACCATACTTTGTAATAAAATATCCTCGTTGCATTGCTCTATCTTTTAAAGATTGAATCCACTCTTGATAAACATTGTATGCTTTAATGATTACACCATGAATGAAAGTTGCATTAGCAATCGGTATTCCTAATTTATTTTTTAATCCAAAAGGTGTTTGTCCATAACCAATCGCAAGAAAAGATTGTTTATAAATTTCTCTTTCTTTCTTATGAGATTTTTTCGTTGCGTCTTGTGGCACTGCTCCAACTAATTTAGCTGTGTGCAAGTATGGGTCACCTGACTTAACTGCTGCAATCATGTTCTGGTCTTGGGATAGATAAGCCTGAATAACAGCTTCTTGAGATTTCCAATCGGCATAAACTAAAATCTTATCTTTAGCTGCACCAATTATAGTTCTCATTCTTCTTGGAGCTCCAAAAGGATTTCTAGCAGTTGAAACATTAGTTCTTCCAGTAATTTGGCCGAACATATTTAGGCTAGTTCTAGAACGACCATCTTTACCAATTTCATAACCTTTTAATTTACGGCTTTCTATTATGAATTTAGAGCTTCTATATTGTTGAATAGCAGCATTGGAATCAGCAAAGCGATAGATAGTTCTATCATCTGTTTTGAATCTGCCTTTTTCTGTCTTCGGCCATCTTTCAGATAGGCCCTCTTTCTCAAGAGCAGCAGCAAACTTCTTATTAGAAAATTTCTCACCATCATAACAATCAAAGACCTTTGTTAGTTCTTCAATCTCTAATTTCCTAACTGCTTCATAGTTATCATTTAAATCATTATAAAGTTTTAGATTAACTGGAATTCCATTGTGCTCTATCTGTGCACAAATACCCATCGCTCTACCATGAAAGATTGCCTGACTTACTATCTGGTGAAAGTTATCATTGCCAAAGCTTAAAGTTTCAAGCTGCGCATAAAATAACTTTTCAGACATTATTACATCTTCAAGATTATATTTTAAGATTCCTGATCTCTGGTCTTCATCATAGGTGGGATAATTATCAATAATAACATCACGCCATGAGTCTTTTATTTCTTTGGTCGTTGGGCCTTTGATATTGTATCGCTGACAAGTATCCACTAACCCAAAACCAACTTTAATCTTTCCATTAAGAATTTTCTTTTCCTCAACAAAACTATCCCAAATATATCTAGGTTTAATAAATTCACGAACAATGTCGCAAGATACTTCTGCAACTGCATAGTGACAAATAAACAAAGTTGAATCAACTGGGAACGGGGAAACATCATAATAGTTCATATTATCTTGGCCCACCAACCACTGTTGTACTACCTGATCAGTTTTTAAATCTTTATAGGTCACACAAACTGGATCGGGATTGTTGCCACTTGTTTGACTATATTCATAATCATACGCAACAACATGATCAAACTGTTCCCAAATAAATTCTTTAATGCTCATCTTGCTCCTTAAAGAATTCCTTTTGACACTCTAAACAAAGAGCCGATATATTATATTCATCATCAGACAAAGTTTCTTTATCAACTTCAATGTTGCAGTTAGCGCACTTTGTTGCGTCCCAACTTCTTTGTCTGTGTATGTTTATTAAGTCTGTGTTGTTAGCTTCTTTATCTATTGCTACTAAAGTTTTTAATGGCTCTTTCATTAATTCCCCGCAAGTGTGATACCTACTTGAGTACCGATTTGTTGTTGCACATACGGATTGTCGTCATACTCTTCTTCCATAAGAATATCATCACCATAAGCTTTTTCTAAACAATCCAAGAAATCTAATTCAAACTTTGCTTCTCCAAATTGTTCTTGATCTTGGGGACGGGCTACAAACATTTCATATGCACCTATGCCCTGATTAGAAACACACTTTGTCCATTTACTTCTTCCACTTTCAACTAGCTGCTGCGCTGACACAATCCAATTATTCTTTTGTGCTCTTTCATTTTGTGGAATTGAGATAGGCCATATGCCCATTCTTCCTTGTGATGTTGTGTAATAAACTAAATGTACTCTTCTGATTTTCTTGAAATCATCTTTTACTCTAGCTTTGAATTGCTCACTCCCAAACACTAGGTATTCCACATCTTTTACGCCTACTCTCATTTTAACTAAAACCCCATCTGGAGTTTCGGGCCAAGATTGATGTAGCACTCTAAACCATTCAGTTTCCGATGGTTTCTGATTAGAGATATGGGCTGAAGTATAAATCTTGCTGCCCTGTAATCCTGAATTGAAATCTGCTGAAACGCCTATCCCCTCAAGAGTTAGTCTTCCTTTTCTTTTCGTTGTTTCTTCCATAATAACACTCCTTTAAAAGTTTATGGTCTGTTGATTTTACTTCTAGTTTTTCTAAAAGTTTCTTATTCACAACCAGTCCATATTTAAGCAGTTCTCTTGTTCGCTTAAGATGGCCCAGTAAGAATCCAGTTGCCTCTTCTAAATTGTCAAAGGTATTAAACCATTTCCAATCATCAAATGTTGCTACACCCGAGCATTCCATATCGTTAATTACTTTGCCAAGTGCTGCTATTTCTTTTTGTTCTAAATTCATTTCTTTTTTCCCTTTTTTTCTAGAGTCATTTTGTAAGATGTTCTTCCACTCTCAAGTACTTTTCCATTTACAGAGAATGAATAATCTTTATATTTTTTCTCATCTTCTTCAGGCAGCACAAACTTTTTAGTATCAATACCTAACTCTTCAGCACTCTTACCGAGCTGCACTAATCCATTGTAAGATCGGATTGCATTATTACGATCTTCCCAAACTTTTCTTATCTCTTCATTCTTTGCTTCAACAATCTCTTGCCACTGAACAATTCTCTCATAGTAAATTTCATGACTTGCTTTTCTATCTTCAAGGTCAGCTTTCAACCAAAGTATAGTGTCACTCTGCTCATCTATTGTTGTCATGTATTGTGAGATTTGATGGAACGCTGTCACAAGATTAGCTTCTTTAGACTTGATGTATTTTACTGTCATGCCTCTAAAGAAAAATTCAAAATGCTTTGCTGTTAGTTTTTTAGGGTGGCCTAATAATTCTGTTTTTCTACAAGTTTTGTTAGATTTAAGAATCTTTGCTAACTCTTTTTTTCTTTTAGCTTTCCATTCTAGAGTTCTAGTTTTACCAATGAACTTATCTGCTTCCTTAATTTTCATCTAAAATCTCCCTTTTAATTTTTAAGTCTTTCAATAATCTTTCGTCAGCAATGCCCAATGATTTTGGTTCTGGTTTGGTCTGCATGAAAGATGGAGTTGGAACACTAGGACGAGGACTAACCAATTCGGGAATCTTTTGTTTAATGTATTCGTTTAAGTTATCGCTAATTGTTTTCTGAAGTTTTTTAGTATCGGCATAACTATTCGCAATCATCATTTCATGATCTTGAAAATCTTCGTAATCTGCCTTGCCTCTAGTTCTGTTGTCTTCAACCTTTTTCCAAATTCTTCTATTCACTGAAGCGTCTGATTCAATCTTTGGTTTGGCTCTTAATCCGTTCTTATCAAACATGTCTTGAAAGAGTGTTTCCTTTGGCTGCTTTTTAGCTGCTCTTATTGGCTTTGCTCCAATAGCTTTTTGTGGTGGGAAAGCAGTTTTATATTCTAAATCAATCTTGTCATTTACTGCAATAGCTTCAGCCATTGTCTTAACTTCCTTACCATCACCACTTACAAATCTTCCAGTATCAATGCTGAAGTATCTCGGGTCATCATCTTGTAAAACCTTACGAGTATAATTTGGGTTAACTCCATTTAAATATCCCTTATATTTATTCATCATCAACAACCCCACCCATTCTTACGATGTAGTTAGTTAGGGATTCTTTTTCTCCATCAATTTGAATTACTTGAATGTCTTGGTCGTAATCATCTATTAATTGTGAGTATGAATTTTCTTTTACATCTCCTCCGTCCTTGAGTAGTGAACGCAGTATTTCTTTTGGAGCTGTTCTCAACCAATCGTCTTTGCTACCTTTGAAACCCTCATCAAGGGCCTTTTGATATTCTTGCTCTATTGCAATACCAAGATCAATTGTTGAATCATTCTTTGCTGAATATATTTCTTTTTCTATTGTCATATTTTTATTCCTAGTTCGTTAAAGATTGCTATTAAGTTGTAATAAACATTTCCTTGTTTATCTTTGTGGGCTTTGAATCCTGACCCCGCTGATCTAGACGCTCTCAAGCCATTGTCGTTTTTCTTTCCGAGTATCTTTGCAAGTTGAACGCTGCTAACTAATAAAACTTTATCTGACAGTGAAGCGATTGCCTCATCACTCAAGCATTGTTCTTTTAAATCTTGTGCTATATTTATTTTCATCACAGCTTAATACAGTCTTTAAGATGAATTATAATTTCTTAACTAGGTAGTAGAGTGAGGGGCTATTTCTTTTTCTTTTTTGTAAGTAAGCCTTTTAATTTTAAATCTTTTTGAAGTGATTTAGCTTTAGTTATGATTGGTTTATTAAAATTCTCATCTTTGGGCAGATAACCTTTTGCCATTAGATCAGATCGCCACATTCCAATATTCTTTGCAAAGGTGACAGCTTTCCAACTAGCGTGAGGCACATTCATATAAATCAAAGTATTAATAGTGTTGTCATCTTTATCATTGAACAGTTTGAGAAGTGCAGCTCTCCAGTAGATGTCATTAGCTGCCATGTACTTATAAACATAGTTAATATATTTCTTGAACATGAAGATGTTATTCTTGTCCTTGAACATATTGCCATAGGTTGCTGTGTAGTTTTTATCTAGCCAGTGTTTCTCTAGCAGTGAAGAAACCTCACTTGGAGTAATGCCAAATTGATCACCCCAAATGGCTTCTAATTGAGCCCACGATAAGCCTTTGTTTTTAGTCATTAATAAGTACCTTTTGGGTAGCTTATATTATTTGCTTCTTCTTTTCATCTCTATGTTTATCAATGTTCTCAACATTCGTTTTCTTATTCTCAAATTCAAAGTCCAAGTCACTATCTTCAGGGACAATATAATGATCTCTAGTCACTTGAGTATCAGAGTGGTTCAATGCCCTTGAAGCAATCTCAATTCCTCTTTCAGCAGCAACTTCAGATCCAAATGTTTTTCTACCTATCTTGATTGTGAAAGTATTTCTCAATCTACCTTTAGAGTTTTCAGTTCTTAAACCAAAGTCTTCGTTTAACTTTCTCAATGGATAAGTTTGCGCATACGAGTCTGTATGTTCCTCTGGATAGTTTGCACTCCATCTAGATTTAGGAAAGATATAATCAGACTTCAGGGCCCAAGAAACTTTCGGGTCGTTATAAAGTTTCTTTCTCAATCTAATAAAAAGATTCTTTAATGGCGTTCTTATATAGGCCTTAAACTCTTTTCTGTTCTTCGGGTCATGTAAGAATAAATATCCCTTTTCATCTGTGTCCCAACCTGACATCAACCAACCTGAACACTGTTCTTTGTCTTCTACTGTTTTAGGTTCTGTCCATCTCAAGCCATAGATTTCTATGCCTCTGAATCCAGTGTAAAGAACTGTTGCAACAATAGTTAAGAAGTGAGCGTTATAGTCAAACGCTTTACCCTCACAGTGATCTTTAATCTTGTCCCTTACATCATCTGGCAATTTAGATTTTAGTTTTACTTTTGGATATCTTCTAACAAACAAAAAAGGATTATCACCTTTGTAAAGTTTGTTCATCTTTGACCAATTATAAACAACCGATAACAGAGTTGCGACTGTGTTATAAACTTGGGGAGTATCGTGCAGCTTAAACTTATGAGCTTTAATTGCGTCATCAGTTAATTCAGAAGCTACATAATCTTTCAAGGGTTTAGAGTAAATTGTATTCATATACTCAATCGGGGCTGTATGTTTTCTCCTAGTCTGATCTGTGCAACCCTCATACAAAACATAACGCTGTAAGTTGCCGATATATCTCGCCTTAACATCAGGCTTATACTTTCTTGAATCGTCCTTTAATGTAAAACCATTCATTCCAGTCTTAATGAATTTCTTTACAAGATACTCAACAGTTATTTCGCTATCAACTTTGGATTTTGAGTCTGTAATCATACTCACATATTTAGAAACTGTGTCCCTAGCAGCTTCACAATTAAAGCCAGTATTCTTGGCCCAATGAAACATCTTTCGGTAGACCACATTCGGGGCCCATTTATTATGTTTCTTGTTGTACATATGAACGCTTTTGTAAGCATAGAAAGTTATTGTTCCAGAGGGTCTAACTTCAACACATAGTCCTTTTATTTTAGTGTCAAATCTCTTGTCCCTAGAAACCCCATTTCTATATTTGGCTCTTGCCATATTGGCGTCTGTAAAACTGAACCCAGTTGCGTAAATAGGTTCTCTTGCCATTCTCTTTGTTTCGGGAGCTGCAACAGCAGCGATAGTCTTTTGTGTTTCGTCAGTCATAATAGTTCACCTTTTATTAATTGTTAATATTGGGAGTACTACAATTCATGGAACAGAAAATGAGAAGCTAACTAGGTGTTAGAGTGACAAGGACAATACATACCTGAACCAAGAATGAACCAAGAGTATTTCTTGGATTGAACCAAGAATGAACCAAGATTTATCCTAACATGTCCTAACAAATACAACGTCCAGTGAGTCCACAAAACATGAACACTGTTTAAAGACACAGTATTTGCTAATGCTTTAGAATATAGGTTTAGATATAGAAATTAATTAAGAGTGTATTGTTCTTTTTTGAACCGCTCTACTTCTATTGATAAACATAACTTCTAAACGCACTGTTTGCTTTTTACTTTCTGTACCAAGAATAGAACCTAAATTATAAAACTAATTCACTATTTAGTTAACAATCCCAATACATTTTGAAGTGTAGTTGAATTAAGAATCTTGGTCAATCTGTTTCTAAAAGATCAATGAAACCGAGTCTTATTTGAACAACTAAATTGAATCCACAATGCTATTTAAACGGACTCACAGCAGCTTCTAGTGAGCAAGAATAAGTTAGACGATGAAGTTGTCATTAAGAATCTTGTTGTCAGTTAGAGTCCATCTATGGAGTCTACTGAACTCGTCATGCTGTTGCATGACTCGTTCTTGCTTCGCAACGCTTCGCTTAATAAAATATAGGGCACTATAACCAATCTCGGTTTTCAAAGTTTTAAAAAGGGGGTACACCCCTTTCTGTATAAGGGACTCCTAATAGTTCTATATGTATGTCTGTTTCATAGGGTCGTAGAGCTGAAAAAATAATAGAATTTCTATAATCATTATTATGGGATAAGATAGGATATGAAAAATATTATTTCAGAAAATAATTCTAGAATGTTTAGCAGCAGTAGAGAAGTTGATCGTTGTATATTCTGCGGTGGTCATAAAGAAGTTGCAAAGAAAAATTTCACAATACAATTTTCAGAATTTGAATTTAATAAAGGAAGTATTTGCGTGGACTGTTATTCTGCGAATACTAGATCAAGCATAACTGTCATCGGTTAACGCCACTCAAACCCAAGATGACTAATCAAGGGTAGAGCAGCAAAGGTGTGCTATTAATTTTTTTAATATAGTTGATTAGAGATTCTTGGTCAATGTGTCCGTATCCAAATACAGTGAACGTCAGTTAATAATATTGCATATTTCTGCATGTATCGGGGGCGGAGCCTACTTTTATACAAGCAGCTCTGATCTTGGAACCAAGCTAAACCCGCCTCTTGGAGAGCTCCAAAAACTATTGAGGTTCAAGAACATCTTTCTTCCTCATATTCTTTTCCCTAATCAGTTTCCTATCTTCCTGATACTTCTCTAACTCACTGAAACCTTTTGCACTTTTTGCAGCTGCCTCTTCTTCCTCTTTACGAGTGACATCTGTCATTTCACCAAATATCTTATCGGCTAGAAGTGAATTGGTCTGCTCAAACTCTGCTCTATCAGGAAACATTCTTCTAATCTTATCATCTAGGTCTTCTTCACTTAACTCTTTAGTCAGGGTTATATTACGATCAATATAGAATCCTTGAGCTCGGCCCTTTAATTCTTCCATTTTCCCCGCCACTCCGTAGAGTCCTTTCTTTCTGGCTTCGTTGCCTATCCTAGTTAAATTGGCCAAGTGTCTTTCCTTATCAACTAACCAAAGTTCTTTTTGACCAATCAAATCTATCTCAATTGCTTTAGCTACTTCAGGATACTTTCTATAATCTAATAATTCATGGGCCCGAGTGTGAGCTGAAGACTCTTCATACCCCGCTCTGATA